AGCGATTACAATCAGAAGACAGAGCACACAGAATCGGCCAAAAAAAATCCGTAACTTATGTTGACTTAATGGCGGACGATACAGTGGATGAAAAAATCGTGCAAGCTCTACGCAAAAAAATAAATATAGCATCAGAAGTTTTAGGAGAAGAATTAAGGTCATGGATTTAATAGGATATATACGCGACGCGCGCTAAATTTTATTGTTGTTATTTAAGTTTAATGTGCATTCTATGCTTTTGTCCTCTACCCAGGTTACCAAAACATCTCTGTCTTTACCAGAGTTATTATTCATGTAATGTTCAAAACAATTGTTAGGTAGAAAGCAGGTTATTTTACCTTTTTCTGATTTTATTTTTTTATTTTGTCTTGGAAAGACTAACTCAGCATCTTCATTGTCCGTTAAATGAATTACTAATGATAATAATCTAGGATTAATTTTTCCGTTGTTTTTAGAAAATATCTCATCTGCATGATTGTAAAGTTTATCTCCAGCTTTGTATCTATGAAAAGCAAAACCACTGTCAGCTACAGGTATATTACTTAAATTATAAGCTAACATTATTTTGTTAAAATAATAATGCATGACTCTTTCTGAAACTAATTTCCACAAGTCTTTTATTTCTGGATGTTCTGGAAATTGTACAGTGTTTCCCTCTCTGTTTAATTCAGAATTCATTTTGTTTTTTTGAATTAATGCACCACATCTAGATGAGAATTCATTACACTCTGCGTCTGTAAAACATTTTTGTATTTCTAAAAACATTATATTTTTTTATACCAAGTGGCTACTGTATACCTTACATTATTTTTAACTTCTTTCACACCATGCTTATAATAAGTGCCATCAAAAAGTAAAAGCCTACCTTTTTTAGGTTTAAAAATGGTGCCATCCTCATAGTTTGTTTGACCACCTTCATAGTCATCATTTAAATAAAGTATAGATGACAAAGTAATGTTTGGTTGAGATTGGTCATGATGATGTAGTTGAAAAGCACCTACAGGCCACTTAACAATTTGCATCCAATTTATTTGGTTATCTCCAAATAATTTTGCTGTTGCATTTAATCGATCAACAAGTTCAGGAAATTTATCATAACCTTCTTTAAATTTTAATGGATATATCATACCGTGTTTAACAGACAATCTTTCTTCATTGTCTTTATAATATTGTACTAACTCATCGCATTCTTGATGCGACAAGTAACTGTCTAAGATACAAGTTATCACACTAAGTCTACGGCTCTGCCTGTGATAGGTTTGTATTTTGTTTTTTTATCTTCTCTGTATGCTCTCATATATTGCGCTCTTCTTTGAAACGGTACATAACTTGCGTGAATCCACCCGCTGTTAGGTTCACCCGGAGTGTAGAACTCGAGGATGAGCTGGTCTGTTTCACAATTTTTGTAAACCCAATCAGCTACCTCAGCATTGTCTACTCCAACACATTCGAAGTCAACGGCCTCAGCTTTGGCATGCTGCGAATTTAAACTGCTGCCTATAGCAACACACAGCTCAGGGCTTCGATAGCCCGAGGTTACCTTTACTCTACCAAAATGGTCACGTACGGGTTGTAAAACTTTTTCACAAAGTGTTTTTAATTTATCTATTTGATCTGCATTAGGTTCGTTATCAATACCTTTTCTAATTGCAGTATCTGATTTAGTTAATTCCTGAAGGGAAAAATTAGGTGTAAGTTTCATGCTATGTCTGTTAGTAAAACTAATAGTACGGCGCCCATACCTCCGACTATCCAATATTCTAATCGTTTAATACGTTCTTGCATTTCCTTTATTTGTTCAAACGTTTGTTTTTGCATTATTCTGCAAAGCTTTTCATGTGATTCAATTTTTTGTAATGCTGATTTTTTTGCCATTATGTTCTTCCCGCTATTACCTTTTCTGTAGGAGATAATAATGCTTCCTCTGTACGTGTCAAGTTAGTTATTGGATTTTTTGCCGCCGTTTCTACGGTGTTTACAACAGGTTTTGATTGTTGGGTATCTAAAGGTGGCTCTTCTAACTTAGACATTTCTTTATTAACTTGTGTTGTAAAATCTTCTAAATTTAAAATGTAATCTTGATTTAAAAATTGAGCTTTAGATAATATCTTTTCCATAATTGCAAGTATTTTAGAATTGCCATCTAATGGATTTGGTAAACCTTTTTCTCTTTTTTCTTGGAATGCTTTGTCGTGAGCCCATTCCATATCAGAACTAAATGGTACAAATTTATTTTTCATCATGTCTATATATAAATTACCTTTACCTCTTTTATAAAATTGTTCATATATTTTTTTAGGATTAGCTCCTAATACTAATGCAGCGTCTACTTTTCTTCTAAGTGCACTTAATGTATCTAATCTTTTTTTATTTGCTTTCCAATATTGTTCAATTACCATATTTCTATCTGTAACAGGATCACCCGTAAACAAATTTTCTGTAATTAAAAGTCTTTGATTTCTTTCATCATCATTAAAGTCAGCAATTGCGAAGTTAATAGTTTCTACTGGGTATATTCGTACAGGTCTTGCTCCAAAAAAACCTAACAATTCTTCAGGTATGTCATATTTTTTTCCTTTAATAGTTTGATCAGTAGCTGCTGCATACAATCTTTTTAATTGAGGATAAGATAATGGCGATGCTGTGTATGCAAAGTGCATTATACCTTTGTAATATTTATCAATATCATCATCTTGTTCATTCCATACTCTGTTACCATCTCTATCCACACCGCCTCTAATAAATAAATCTGCAACAAGACCATAGTAAATAGATTCACTAAAGAATGGTTCAACTAATCTATCAAATCCTTTTAACATTCCATCCATCATTGCAGGAATTAATGGTTTAGTATCTTGTATGTCTGCCTGTGTTATAACTTGTTGAACTGGGTTTAAAACTGTGTCGTAAAAAAATGCTCCACTAAAATCTATGTATTTATAATTTCCTTCTTCATCTCTAATTGGAATTAATGTAGATCCTGTAGACCAAGGTGCAACTAGTTCTCTCATTGCTTGTAGTTGATCTCTTGTTATTCCATATAACCCTCTAACACCTTCAACTAATGCTGGTGGTATTGCAGCGTAAGCTATTCCTAATCCAATTAATCTTTCATAACCATTTCTTTTTAACACAGGGTCTTTAATTTCTGCTAATCCGTTTTTAACTATATGACCTGTTGTTCTCATAATTTCAGCAGGCCAAGATACGAAGTTACCTAATGGTGATCTTCTTGTAACTTTAACAAAATCTGATACGTAAGCATAATTAGGTAAAGTGTTTCTAATAGTTTGTGCAGCTTTTTTCATTAAAGTTAATTGATCAGGTATATCTGCATTTGTAAAAGGCCTTCCTGTTGCTGGGTTTTTTATTTTTTTAGCAACAGCATTGGTCCATGCTCTGTTAAGCTTGTAGCTTTCACCAAAAAAGTTAAACATTTTCCAAATGTCATCTTCAGCAATATACATATCTTGAGCCCAATCTATTGTGCCAGATAATTTTTTCATTTTACTGCCAAAAATTTTAAATGCTCTATCAAAAAAGTTACCACCTTTTTGAATGTCAGACACTAGTCCCATAACTTCTCTGTATGTAGCACTAGAGTTAACCATTCCTTCATCTAAAAAGAAACGATACATATTTTGATCCGCATCTGCATTTAAGTATTTAGGATTTTTTGTTATCCTGTACATAGTTTGAGGTTGTAAAGCTTTAAAAGCTTGAGCAATATTTTTTGCAATTTCTGTTGGCGGAATAAATATATTCCCTGTAGCTATTGTAGTAACAGCGCCTGATGTAAAATTTCTACCGTGAGTAAAAGGACCTAATACTGTTTTACCAAATTGAGTTAAACCTTTGGGTATTAAAAACATATATCTATATGCTAAACTTTTTGTAATACCACTCAATGGTAACTTGTCTCCAAATTTTAATGCTGCAGCTATAGTATCATTAGTAAACATTCCATCTAATGGACTTGTATAATATTCTTCTGCTAAGTTAGCACTTAGTTTTAAACCATTAGGTGAGGTTGTAACATTTTTTAAACCCGGTTGATTTTTAGCATTTTTAAATGCTTTAATTGCTTCTAATCTATTAGGATATACTAATGCACGTTTGCCTTGAGACAGTAATAAATCAGATGCTTCTTTCATAGCATTATAAAAATTATCTCTTGCTGCAATACCACCAAGATCTTCCATAGTATTCACAATAATTCTTTCTGCATTTTGATTAGCACCAAACAATTTTTTAAATGCATCTAAATCAGATTTAGTTTGTATTAATCCTCCTGCTTTATCTGCTTTAAATTTACCACCTCCTGTAATATTTTCTGCAATATTTTTTACATGAGTTGCTTTGTCAGCTCCAATACTTTGAACTGGATAAACAAACTCAGGTGTTTTAGTTATAGGATTTTTAGATACGTTGTCTGCTATATCTAACACTGCTTCTCTAGCATTTGCTTTACTTAAATTAACACCATTGCTTTTAGCATAACGCACAAATACATCAGCAACTTCATCAATCATATCATTTGTAGGTTTATATCCTGAGATAGGACCCACACCTTTGTCTGT